ATGTCGGCGTGCAGCGCGCCAGCGAGCGCGCCATCGACCTCGACGCCGCGCGGGCTGAGGTCGCTCGCCGACTCGCTGGCCTCGCTGGAGCGCAGTCAACGTGACGCCTTCATTCGCGGACTGAGCGCCAACGCGCAGGCTGCGCTGCCCTATCTGTTCGAGGTTTGGGCGCATCCGGACCACCAGCTCGCGCCGGAAGGCGAGTGGACGACCTGGGTGGCCATGGGCGGGCGCGGCGCGGGCAAGACGCGGGCGGGCGCGGAGTGGCTGCGCGCCCAGATGGAGGGCGCGACGCCGACGGCGCCGGGCCGTGCGAAGCGGGCGGCGCTGGTGGCGGAGACCTGGGCGCAGGCGCGCGACGTCATGGTGTTCGGCGACAGCGGGATCATGACCTGCACGCCGCCGGATCGCAGGCCGGACTATGTCGCGACGCGGCGGCGGCTGGTCTGGGCCAACGGCGCGGAGGCTCAGCTGTTTTCCGCGGCTGATCCGGAGTCGCTGCGCGGCCCGCAGTTCGACTGCGCCTGGTCCGACGAGCTGGCGAAGTGGCGCCGCGGCCAGCAGGCATGGGACATGCTTCAGTTCGGCCTGCGCCTCGGGACGCGGCCGAGACAGGTGGTGACGACGACGCCGCGCGACAGCGCGCTGCTGCGGCGCATTCTTGAAGATCCGTCGACGGTTGCGACGACCGCGCCGACGGCGGCGAACCGGGCCTACCTGGCCAGGGACTTTCTGGAGAAGATAACAAGTCGCTATCGCGGGACGGCCCAGGGCCGGCAGGAGCTCGACGGCGAACTGCTCACGGAGCGGCCAGGCGCGATGTTCACCCGCGCAGGCATCGAGCGGCACCGCGTCGCAAGGGCGCCGGCGATGGATCGGGTGGTGATCGGCGTCGATCCGCCGGTGACGAGCCACGCCGGTTCCGACGCCTGCGGGATCGTGGTTGCCGGCAGGGCGGGGGACGCCTGCTATGTGCTCGCCGACCGCTCCGCCCAGGGGCTTGCCCCGGCGGCGTGGGCGGCGCTGGTCGCCGAGGCGGCCCGGAGCTACTGCGCCTCGCGCATCGTCGCGGAGGTCAATCAGGGCGGCGATCTCGTGGCGGAGATGATCCGGCGCATCGATCCAGTCGCGCCGGTCTCTACCGTGCGGGCGACGACCGGGAAGGCGGCGCGGGCGGAGCCGGTGTCGCTGCTCTACGAACAGGGGCGCGTGCGCCATGTGGGCTGCCACCCCGCGCTTGAAGATGAACTGTGCGCCTTTGGCGGACCGGGGCCAAGCCCCGACCGTGTCGACGCCCTCGTCTGGGCGGTGGTCGCGCTGATGCATGAGCCTGAGGGCGCGCCGCGGGTTCGGCGGCTCTGAAGAAGGGCTCTGGAAGCCGCGCCGACGAGGCCGCGAGGGCGGCGTCGGCGCCACGGATGCAACCATGGGAGACGCTGATGGCGTTCGGCATTTTCGGCGCGTGGCGAAAGCATGCGCGCGAACAGAAGGCCTCGGCGGTGGGGGCCATGACCGTGATCAATGGGCCAGGCCGCGCCGCATGGACCCCTCGCGACACGGTATCGCTGACACGCGCCGGCTACGCCGGCAACGTCATCGGCTTCCGCTGCGTGCGCATGATCGCAGAGGCGGCGGCCGCCGTGCCTCTGCGCTTCGTCGAAGGCGGGCGCGAGCTTGCCGACCACCCGATGATCACGCTGCTCCAGAGCCCCAATCCGGGGCAGGACGGCGCGGCGCTGCTCGAGGCGACCTACGGACATCTGCAGCTTTCCGGCAACGCCTATCTTGAGGCGGCGAACTGCGACGCGCGCGGCGCCCCGGCCGAACTCCATGTGCTGCGGCCAGACCGCGTGAGGGTGGTGCCAGGCGCCGACGGATGGCCGGAGGCCTATGAATACAGGGTCGGCGCCACAGCGCACCGCTTCGCCATGACGTGCGACGCGCCGCCGATGCTGCATCTGCGCTCGTTCCACCCCTTGAACGACCATTACGGCATGTCGCCGCTGGAGAGCGCGGCGGCGGCCATCGACATCCACAACGAGGCCGCGCGCTGGAACAAGGCGCTGCTCGACAACGCAGCCCGTCCGTCGGGCGCGGTCGTCTATCGCGGCGCCGACGGCGCCGGGACGCTGACCGAGGAGCAGTACGGGCGACTGGTGGAGGAGCTCGAGGCCAACCACCAGGGCGCGCGCAACGCCGGACGGCCGATGCTGCTGGAAGGCGGGCTGGACTGGAAGCCGATGGGCTTCAGCCCCGCGGAGATGGAGTTTCTCGAGACGCGCAACGCCGCCGCGCGCGAGATTGCGCTCGCCTTCGGCGTGCCGCCGCTGCTGCTCGGCCTGCCGGGCGACAACACCTACGCGAACTATCAGGAGGCCAACCGCGCCTTCTTCCGCCAGGCGGTGACGCCGCTCGCCCGCCGGACCGCCAGCGCCCTTTCGGGGTGGCTGGGGTGGCGCTGGGGCGGCGCCGTGCGGGCGGAGCCGGATCTCGACCGTGTTCCGGCCCTCTCCGACGAAAGGGATGCGCAATGGAACCGGATCGCAAAAGCGGACTTCCTGGACGCGGACGAAAAGCGCCGGCTCCTGGGGCTTCCTCCGAGGGAGGTCCGGACATGAAGGATCGACTCTCTACGGGCGCGCGGGCCACCGGCCCCGAAGCGGAGAGCTACGAGGCGGCTTCGGCGCGTCGACTCTCCGAACTGCGGGTCATCGGCAGGCGCTGGCGGGCGCTGCAGACCCGCCTCGACGCGGTGACGCGTCTCGTCAACCAGCACCAGCGTCGTTTGTGACGGGCGACGCGCGGATAGGAGCGAGCAAGATGAAAAACGACATGCGCTCGGTCGGCGAGGGCCCGTCTTCTCCCGGCGCGGGCGCCGCGCTGGAGATGAAGTTCTGTGCGCTCGGACGCCGCTCCGACGCCGAGCCGGGCCTGATCGAGGGATACGCCAGCCTGTTCGGCGTCATCGACGAGGGTGGCGACGAAGTCGCCCCCGGCGCGTTCGCGGCGTCGCTTCAGCGGCGGGGAACCTCGGTGAAGCTGCTGTGGCAGCACGATCCGATGCAGCCGATCGGGGTTTGGAACGCGCTGGGCGAGGACGACCGCGGCCTGCGCGTCTCCGGGCGACTGCTGCCGGATGTGCGGCGCGGCGCGGAGGCGGCGGCGCTGCTGAGCGCGGGCGCCATCGACGGGCTGTCGATCGGCTACCGCGTCATCCGCGCCGAAAAACGACAAGGCGGGGGCCGTCGGCTGCTGGAGATCGATCTCTGGGAAGTGTCGCTCGTGACGTTCCCGATGCTGCCGCAGGCCCGAGCGACCGCCGGTCTCCAGCTGAGCGACGGCGGCGAGGCGGCAGCCGCCCGCCTCTTGACCGAGGCGCTGCGGGAGGCGCGCAGCGTGATCTGACTGTTTCTTCGGTGTTTCAGAGAAGGTGTTTTTGATGAGCGAGACGCATTCGATCGAGGACGGCGGCGCCGCGACCGGCGCCATCCGGGAAGCGAAGGCAGAGGTGAGCGCCCTGGTGCGTGACCTCAAGTCATTTCAGGAAAAGATTGAGGCCAAGATGAAAACCCAGGACGACCGCATTTCGATGATCGACCGCAAGCCCGGCCAGCGCCCCGCGCTCGCCGCCGCCGCCGCGGACGCGACGCCGCATCGCAAGGCCATCGGCGACTATCTGCGCAACGGCGACGAGAGCGGCCTGCGCGGCCTGACCGTCGAGCGCAAGGGCCTGTCGACGGCGGTCGCCGCCGAGGGCGGCTACCTCGTCGATCAGGAGACCGCCGGGCGCATCGGCTCGATCCTGCGCGGCGCCGGCTCGCTCCGCTCGGTCGCGACGGTGGCCCAGGTCGAGGCGGGCAGCTTCGAAGTGCTGATCGACGCCACCGGCATGGCCAGCGCATGGCTGGCCGAGGGCGCGTCGCCGGCCGAGACCGACGCGGGGCAGATCACGAAGATCTCCATCCCGCTGCATGAGCTGGCGGCGATGCCGCGGGCGTCCCAGCGCCTGCTGGACGACAGCGCCTTCGACATCGAGGGCTGGCTGGCGGAGCGCATCGCGGACACCTTCTCTCGCGCCGAGAACGCCGCGTTCACCTCGGGCGACGGCGTCGACAAGCCGCGCGGGTTCCTGACCTACCCGACGACGCCGGCCGACGCCTGGGTGCTGGGCGCGCTCGGCTACATCGCCACCGGCGCGGCGGGCGCCTTCGACCCGACCGACCCCGCCGACGCGCTGGTGGATCTCGTGTACAGCCTCGGCGCCCGCTATCGCCAGAACGCCGTGTTCGCGATGAACTCCAAGACCGCCGGCGCCGTGCGCAAGATGAAGGACGCCGAGGGCCGCTTCCTGTGGGCCGAGGGCGTCTCGGGCGATCAGCCGGCGCGGCTGATGGGCTATCCGGTGCTGACTGTCGAGGACATGCCCGACATCGCGGCCGACGCCTTCGCCATCGCGTTCGGCGACTTCCGCGCCGGCTACACCATCGCGGAGCGGCCCGACGTGCGCATCCTGCGCGACCCCTACACCGCCAAGCCGCATGTGCAGTTCTTCGCCTCCGCCCGCGTCGGCGGCGACGTCACCGACACCGCCGCGATCCGACTGCTGAAGTTCGGCGTCTCCTGAAAGCCTGCGCCGTCCGCGGACGGCTGAGAAGAAGAGGACCGGCGCGCGGAGACCGGCGCGCGCCGGGCTGCGGCGCGCGCCCACAGATCGGGCAGGGGCGCGCGCCGGACGATTCTGGCGAGCCCGGCGCCATGCGGTTTCACGAAAGGAGCGGATATGGGTATCGAGATCATCGGCCCCGCCGTGTCGAGCGAGGCGGTGGCCGACCTCTCCCGCCATCTGCGGTTGCCGGTCGGGTTCGACGACGACGCGGATCGTCGGGCGCAGCTGGAGCGGCTGCTCTCGGCCGCGACGCAGGTCGTCGAGGAGCGCACGCGCCGCCTGCTGCTGGCGCGGACGGCGACGCTATGCAAGTCCGCCTGGGACGACGGCGACACTCTGGTTCTGCCGGTCGGACCGGTGATCTCGGTCGACGGTCTGGCGGTGGTGGCCGAGGACGGCGGCAGGGGCGACGTTCCGGTCGACGCCTGGCGGCTGGAGACGCTGCGCGGCAGGCCGCATCTGCGCGCCCGCGCCGGGCGGCGGCTGCCGGCCATCCCCGCGGAGGGGCATGTGGAGGCGCGCTACCGCGCTGGCTACGGCGAGGTCTGGAGCGACGCGCCGCAGGATCTGAGACAGGCCGCGGTGATCCTCGGCGCGTCCTGGTTCGACGCGGGCGGCGCGCCGGGCGGCGCGGTGCCCGCGACCGTCAACGCGCTGATCGCGCCCTATCTGCCGGTGCGGCTGTGAAGTCCCCGCTGCTCAACCGACTGCTGACGCTCGAAGCCCCGACGCGGGCGGAGGACGGCGCCGGCGGCGCGACGCTGGGCTGGACGCCGCTCGGCGCCCACTGGGCGGAGCTGCGGTCGACGTCGGCGCGCGAAGGCGTGGCCGGCGGGGTGGAGGCGAGCGCCGTCACGCACCGCGCGACCCTGCGCTGGGCGCCGTTCGACGCCCCGTCGCGACCGACGGCGCAGCAGCGCTTCAGGGAAGGCCGCCGGGTCTTCGACATCCTCGGCGTGACCGAGGCCGACCCGCGCAACGCGCATCTGCATGTCTGGCTTCGGGAAGGAGCGCCGCTGTGACCTACGCCTTTTCATGGCCGCTGCAGCAGGCGCTCTACGCCGCGCTCGGCGACCAGCCGACCATCGCGGCCGAAGCGGATGGCGGCGTCCATGACGCGCCGCCGCACGCGGACGCGCTCGGGCCCGACCCCGCGCCCTTCCTGCTGATCGGCGAGGAGACCGTCGAGGCCTGGGGCGACGCCGACATGGCCGGGGCGGCCCATGTCCTGACGATTTCGGTGATTTCCGGGGAGGCGGGGTTCGGGCGGCTGAAGCGCATCGCGGGCGCCGTCTGCGACGCGGCGCTCGGGCCGCTCATCCTGAGCCGCGGCCGCGTGGCGCTGGCGCGCTTCCTCGGCGCGCGGACCCGGCTGATCGCCCGTGCGGGGCTTCGGCGCATCGACCTGCGTTTCCGCTTCGCGATCGAGCAGGACGGCTGAAGCGCGTCTCGACGGCGCGGATTTTCATGGCATCGAAGGAGTGCGGAGCATGGCGGCCCAGCGCGGCAAGGACCTTCTCATCAAGCTCGACGCGCAAGGCTCGGGCGATTTCGAGACCATCGCGGGGCTGCGCGCCACGCGCCTGTCGCTGAATGCAGCGGCGGTCGACGCCACCAGCGCCGAGGCGAGCGGTCGCTGGCGGGAGTTGCTGGCGGGGGCGGGCGTGCAGTCGGCCAGCGTCAGCGGCTCAGGCGTGTTCAAGGACGCGGCCTCGGACGCCGCGCTGCGCACGGTGTTCTTCGACGGCGCCACGCCGCCGTTCCAGCTCGTGATCCCCGATTTCGGGCGCATCGAGGGGGCGTTCCTGGTCTCGCGGCTCGAATACGCCGGCGACCATGACGCCGAGGCGCTGTTCACGGTGAGCCTGGAATCGGCCGGGCCGCTGGTCTTCACGGCGTTCTGAGCATGGCCAATCCGATACGCGGCGAGGCGTCGGTCTCGGTCGACGGGCGGGCGCGCACGCTGCGCCTGACCCTGGGGGCGCTGGCTGAGCTGGAGGCCGGGCTGGGCGCCGAGGGCCTCGTCGACCTCGTCGACCGGCTTGAGCGCGGCGGGATGCGCGCGCGCGACGCCATCGCGGTGCTGACCGCGGGGCTGCGCGGCGCCGGCGAGCCGGTGAACGCAGAGGACGTGGCCTCGATGCGCTTCGACGGCGGCCCGGCGGCGGCGGCGCGAGCCGCCTTGGCGCTGCTCGCGGCGACCTTCTCGGAGGCGCACGCGTGACCGGGCCGCGCCGGCTCGACTGGCGGGGCCTCATGGAGACGGGTCTCGGGCGGCTGCGGCTGCCGCCCGAGGCCTTCTGGGCGATGACGCCCCGCGAGTTGAGCGCCGCCTGCGCCGGCGCCTTCGGGACCGGGCGCAGCGCGGCGGACGCGGGGTCGCTGCGGGCGCTGATGGCGCAGTTTCCCGACGCGGCTTCGGCGAAGCAGGAGGACGCGACATGAGCGACGTCGAAAGCTGGCGGGACGAGACGGGCGCGGACCGCCTTCGCGCGACCGCCGAGGCGCTGGAGGCGGCCGAGCAGGCCGCCGGCGCCTTGTCGAACGCCGTGGGGCTGAACCTGCGCCGCTCGCTGGAGGACGCCGCGCGCGGCGCCGCGGGTTTCGGCGAGGTCGCGCGTCGCTTCGCGCAGGACATGGCGCGCGACGGCCTGCGCGCGGCGGTCGACCCGCTGCGCCGGGCGGTCGGCGACGGCGTCGGCGCGCTGACCGGCTCGCTGATCCACGGGCTCGGCGGGGCGATCTCCGGCGCCGGCGCCGGCGTGCGCGCCTTCGCCAAGGGCGGTGTAGTCGAGGGCGCGACGGCCTTCCCGATGGCCGGCGGCGCGGGGGTGATGGGCGAGGCGGGGCCCGAGGCGATCCTGCCGCTGGCGCGCGCGGCCGACGGCCGGCTCGGGGTGCGGGGCGGCGGCGGCGTGCATGTGACGATGAACGTGACCACGCCCGACGTCGACGGCTTCCGCCGCTCCGGCCCGCAGGTCGCGGCGGAGCTGGCGCGCGCGGTGGCGCGCGGACGGCGCGGGCTCTGAAGGCCGACAGGGGAGACGGGGCGATGAACTTTCACGAAGTGCGGTTTCCGGCGGCGATCTCGCTCGGCGCGACCGGGGGGCCCGAGCGGCGCACCGAGATCGTGACGCTGGCGAGCGGCCATGAGGAGCGCAACGCGACCTGGGCCCACGCGCGCCGTCGCTACGACGCCGGCCTCGGGCTGCGCCGGCTCGACGACGTGCATGCGGTGCTGGCCTTCTTCGAGGCGCGGCGCGGGCGCCTCTACGGCTTTCGCTGGAAGGACTGGGCCGACCACAAGTCCTGCCCGCCATCGCAGACGCCGACGCCGGTGGACTGCGCGCTTGGCGTCGGCGACGGGGTGCTGACGGCGTTCCAGCTCGTGAAGAGCTACGTCTCAGGCCCGGCGCTTTATGCGCGGCCGATCGCCAAGCCCGTCGCGGGTTCGGTGCGCTTGGCGGTCGACGGGACCGAGCTGGCGGAGGGCGTGGACTTCACGGTGGACGCGACGACGGGGATCGTGGCGCTCGCCGCTGCGCCCGCGCCCGGCGCCGCCGTGACGGCGGGCTTCGCCTTCGACGTGCCGGTGCGGTTCGAGACCGATCGGCTGGAGGTGAATCTCGCGGCGTTCGAGGCGGGCGCGATCCCGTCGGCGCCGGTGGTCGAGGTGCGCGTCTGATGCGCCGCCTGGACCCCGCGCTGGCCGCGCATCTGGCCTCCGGCGCCACGACGCTCTGCGACTGCTGGCTGCTGCGTCGGCGCGACGGGCTGCTGCTGGGCTTCACGGATCACGATGAGGCGGTGGCGTTCGACGGCATGCGCTTTCTCCCGGAGACGGCGCTCTCCGCCAGCGCGGCGGAGGCCGTGACGGGCATGGCTGCGGGCAATTTCGAGGTCGCCGGCGCCCTGCGCTCGGACGCGATCGACGCGCGCGACGTCGCGCAGGGCCGTTTCGACGGCGCCGGGCTGACGCGCTGGCGGGTCAACTGGGCCGCTCCCGCGCAGAGGGTGAAGCTGTTCGAGGGGACGCTCGGCGAGATCACGACTGAGAAGGGCGGCTTCCTGGCGGAGGCGCTGGGCCCGGCTTCGGCGCTGAACCGGCCGCTGGGGCGCGCCTATCTCGGCGCGTGCGACGCGGCGCTTGGCGATGCGCGCTGTGGGGTGGACCTTGGCGCCCCCGGCATGGAGGGCGCCGGCGTCGCAGATGAGTTCGACGCGCGAGGGCTGCGCGTGACGGGGCTCGACGATTTCGCGCCGGGCTGGTTCGCCCATGGCGTCCTGCGCTGGACCGGCGGCGCGAACGCGGGGGAAGCCGTGGCCGTTCGCGACGACGCGACGGCGCAGGGCGCCCGGCTGCTGACGCTGGCGCGCACGCCCGGGGCGCCCGTCGCCCGAGGCGACGCCTTCGTTGCGACGGCGGGTTGCGACAAGCGCTTCGCGACCTGCGGCGAGAAGTTCCGCGCGGCGATGAACTTCCGCGGATTCCCGCACATGCCGGGCGACGACTGGATCGCGGCCAGTCCGGCGCCGGGCGCAGCGCATGACGGAGGCTCGCGGCATGGCTGACGTGGCCGCGGCAGGCGCGCGCGCCGTCGCAGCCGCGCGCGCCTGGATCGGCACGCCCTATGTGCCGGGCGCAAGCGCGCAGGGCGCCGGGGCGGACTGCCTCGGCCTGCTCAGGGGCGTGTGGCGGACGCTCCATGGCTGGGAGCCCGCGGAGGCGGCTGGTCCGTTCCATCGGTTGCACGCGGCCCAGGGCGTCGACGAACGCCTCTGGCGCGGGCTCGCCGCGCGGATGGAGACGGTTGCGGCCGGGGCGGCGCTGGGCGGCGACGTCGCGTTGATCCGGATGCGGCCGGGTATGGCGGCCGAGCATGTCGGCGTGCTGGCGTTCCGCCCCGAGCGGGGGGCGACCCTGATCCACGCCTACTCCCGGCGCGGCGTCGTGGAGTCCGCGCTGGGCCCTGCCTGGCGCGGGCGCGTCGCGGCGGCGTTCCGATTTCCGGAGGATGTGTGATGGCGACGCTTGTTCTGGCCGCGGCGGGCGCGGCGGCGGGGTCGGCGGCGGGCGCGGCGCTCGGCGCCGGTCTCGCCGGCGCGGGGGCGGTGCTCGGCCGCGCGGCGGGGGGCGTGCTGGGCGGCGTGATCGACCAGCGCATCCTTGGCGACGGGGCCGCGGCGGTCGACACCGGGCGCGTCGCGCAGTTTCGCGTGATGAGCGGCCGCGAGGGCGCGCCGATCCCCCGCGTCTATGGCCGGATGCGCGTCGGCGGACAGGTTGTCTGGGCGTCGCGCTTCCGGGAGGAGACGAGCACGGGCGGCGGCGGCAAGGGCGGCGCGCCGGCGGTGCGCAGCCATCGCTACAGCGTCTCGCTCGCGGTGGCGCTCTGCGAGGGGCCGGTCGAGCGCATCGGGCGGGTCTGGGCCGACGGCGCGCTGCTTGACATCAGCCTCGTGGAGCACCGCCTGCATCGCGGGACGGAGGATCAGGCGCCCGACCCGCTGATCGAGGCGATCGAGGGCGCGGCGCCGGCCTATCGCGGGACCGCCTATGTCGTGTTCGAGGATCTCGACCTTGGCCGTTTCGGCAACCGCGTGCCGCAGTTCAACGTCGAGGTGTTCCGCCAGCCGAAGGCGCCGGCGGGACTGTCGGACGAGATCGCGCCGCCGCTCTCGCAGCTCGTGCGCGCCGTGGCGCTGTCGCCGGGCTCGGGCGAGTTCTCGCTGAACCTTGAGCCGGTGCGCCGGCGCATCGGGCCCGGCGCGTCGGTGACGGAGAACGTCAACGGCCTCGCGGAGCGCGCCGACGCGCTTGCCGCCTTCGACCAGCTTCAGGAGGAGGCGCCGGCCTGCGGCGCGGCCTCGCTGGTGGTGTCGTGGTTCGGCGACGACCTGCGCTGCGGCCAGTGCCGCATCCGCCCCGGCGTCGAGACGCGCGACAAGCTCACCGAGCCGGTCGCCTGGCGCGCGGGCGGGGCCGACCGGGCTTCGGCGGCGCTGGTGGGCCAGCGCGACGGGCGGCCGGTGTTCGGCGGCACGCCCTCCGACGACGGCGTTGCGGCCACGCTGCGGGAGATGAAGCGGCGCGGGATCAGCGCGATGTTCTACCCGTTCATCCTGATGGACGTGCCGCCCGGTTCCGGCCGGCCGAACCCCCATGGCGGCGAGCAGCCCGCCTATCCATGGCGCGGGCGCATCACGCTCGACGTCGCGCCGGGTCTGCCGGGAAGCGTGGACCGGACGACCGCCGCCGAGGCTCAGGTCGCGGCGTTCTTCGGCGCGGCGCGGGTCTCCGATTTCAGCGTCGCGGGCGACGCCGTGAGCTATCACGGGCCGGAGGAATGGGGGCTGCGACGGTTCATCCTGCACTATGCGCATCTCTGCGCGGCGGCGGGGGGCGTGGAGGCCTTCTGCATCGGCTCCGAGCTGCGCGGGCTCACCTGGATCCGGTCCGGGCCTGGCGTCTATCCGGCGGTGGCGGCGCTGCGCGCGCTGGCGGCTGACGTGCGCGCCATCCTCGGGCCGACGACGAAGATCGGCTATGCGGCGGACTGGTCGGAGTATTTCGGGCACCAGCCGGCGGACGGAAGCGGCGACGCGGCGTTCCATCTCGACCCGCTCTGGGCCGATCCGGCGATCGATTTCGTCGGCGTCGACAACTACATGCCGCTCGCCGACTGGCGCGACGGCGACGGCCACCTCGACGCCGCAGCCGGCTCGGGGCATTCGCTGGCCTATCTGCGCAGTCAGGTTGAGGGCGGCGAGGGCTTCGACTGGTATTATGCGACGGACGCCGATCGCGCGGCCCAGCGACGCAGCCCGATAACCGACGGCGCACATGACGAGCCCTGGATGTTCCGCTTCAAGGACATCCGCAACTGGTGGTCGCGCCGGCACCATGACCGCATCGGCGGCGTGCGCAGCGCGAGCCCGACGGCGTGGGTTCCGATGTCCAAGCCGTTCTGGTTCACCGAGATCGGATGCCCGGCGGTCGACAAGGGCGCCAACCAGCCGAACGTCTTCGTGGACCCGAAATCTTCCGAGAGCGCCCTGCCGCACTTCTCCAGCGGCGCGCGCGACGAGGCGATGCAGCGGCGCTACCTTCAGGCGGCGCTGGGCTATTGGGAGGACGCCGGGCGCAACCCGGTGTCGCCGGTCTATGGCGGGCCGATGGTGGACCCTGCTCGGGCCTATGTCTGGACATGGGATCTGCGCCCGTGGCCCGATTTCCCGCAGCGCCTGTCGGTCTGGTCGGACGGTGCGAACCACCGTCTGGGCCACTGGATCACGGGGCGGCTCGGCGGCGCCGGTCTGGCCGAGACCGTGGCGGAGATCTGCGGTGAGGCCGGGGTCGCCTCGGTCGACGTCGCCGGGCTGCACGACGTTCTGGACGGGGCGTTGCAGGAGGCGACGCAGACCGCGCGGGCGGCGCTTCAGCCGCTCATGGTCGCGTTCGGTTTCGACATGGTGGAGAACGGCGACGGGCTGCGCTTCATCCCACGCGGCGCAACGGCCGCGGCGGCGGTCGCGCCGGACGGCTGCGCGGCCGACGGCGACGGCGCCGCCTTCGCGCTGACGCGCTCGCCGGCCCAGTCCGCGCCCGACGCGGTGCGGGTCGCCTATCACGCGGGGGACGGCGCCTATGAGGCGGCGGTGGCGGAGGCGCGGCTCGGGCCCGGCCCCGCCCGCCGGGTGGAGGCGGCCGATCTCGGCCTCGCCCTGGCGGGCGAGGCGGCGCAGGACGCCGCGGAACGCCTGCTGCACGGCGCCCATGCGGCGGCCGAGGAGGCGCGCTTCGTGCTGCCGCCCTCCTCGCTCGCGCTGGAGGCTGGCGACGTGGCGCTGGTCGAGACGGGCCGCGGGCCGGTTCCGATGCGCATCGACCGTGTGATCGAAGGAGCCGCCGGAGCCTCGCGGGCGATGACGGCCCGCCGGGTGGATGCGGCGGCGCTCCGGCGCGCGAGGGCGCCGGCCCGGACGGTCAGGCCGCCGCAACCGCCCGCGCGCGAACCGGTCGAACTGGCGGTGTTCGAGGCGCCGGCGCCTGACCAGACGGACCTGGCGCTCTCGATCGCCTGTTTCGCGGCGCCGTGGCCCGGGCCGGTCGCCGTATGGCGCGACGGCGGCGATGGCGCGGCGGCGCCGGCGATCCTGCTCGACAGACCCGCGACGATGGGCGCTCTCGCTCAGGTGGCGCCGGACGCGGCGCCCGCACGTTGGGCGGGCGCCGCGCTGGAGGTCGAGTTGTTCGGCGGCGCGCTGACGGCGCTTGCGGCGGAGGGCGTGCTTGGCGGCGGCAATCGCGCGGCGCTGCGGCATGACGACGGATCGTGGGAGGCGCTGCAGTTCGCCGGCGCCGAACTGATCGCGCCGCGGCGGTGGCGCCTCACCGGATTGCTGCGGGGGCAGGCTGGTTCGGAAGCGGCGCTCGCCGCTCCGGCGGGCGCGGGGGCGCGCCTGGTGCTGCTGGACGGGGCGGTGGGGCGGCTGCCGATCGCGGCTTCTTCGCTCGGCGCGCCGCTCCGGCTGATCGCCGGGCCGGCGCATCTGCCGCCGGAAAGCGCCGCTCACCGGGTGGTGGAGTTCACGCCGGCGGGGCTCGGTCTGCGCCCATGGGCGCCTGCGCATCTGGCGGCGATGCGAGAGGCGGACGGCGCGCTTGCAATCTCGTGGGTGCGGCGGGCGCGGCTTGGCGGAGACGCCTGGGGCGTCGTGGAGCCGCCTGTGGGCGAAGAAGCCGAGCGCTATCGCGTGACCGCGCGCATCGGCGGCGCGGTGGTGCGGCAGACGGACGTGACGGCGCCCGCGTGGCGCTACGGAACTGCGGAGCAGGCGGCCGATGCGGCGCGTGGCGGGACGGCGGAGGGGGCGCTGACGGTCTCCGTCGCGCAACTTTCCGCCACGGTCGGCCCAGGTTGGGAACGGAGGGTATTGATCGATGTCTGATACGCGGAGACTGGGCCTCACGCTGCTGGAGGCCGGGCAGGCCCAGAAGCATGTGACGGTCAACGCCGCGCTGACGCGGCTGGAGGGCTTCTCTGCCGCGACGGCGCTGAGCCGCACGCTCGCCGCGGCGCCCCCGGCGCTGGAGGGCGACCTCTACATTCCCGCCGACGGCGCCTCGGGCGCCTGGGCGGGCCACGACGGGCGTCTTGCGCTGTTTGACAATGGCGGGTGGGTCTTCGCCGACGCCGAGCTCGGGAGGCGGCTCTTCGTCGCCGACGAGGCCGCCGAAGTGGTTCATGACGGCGACGGTTGGGCGGCGGCGACGGGCGAGGGGGCCTTCGGCGCAGGGGCCTCGCTGCGCGCGGCGACGCTCGATCACGCCGTTACCGGCGGCGTGGTTTCGCTGACGGCGACTTTCATCCCGGACAAGGCCATCGTGCTTGGCGTGACCGCCCGCGTGATCGCGCCGCTGGAGGGGCCCGGGCTCACCGGCTGGCGGCTCGGCGTCGAAGGGTCTCCGGATCGCTACGGCTCGGGTTATGGCGTCGGGCTCAACGCCCATGCTGCAGGCGTGACCGGCGCGCCGGTGGCCTACTACGGCCCCACCGCGCTGCTGCTGGCGGCGGAGGGAGGCGCGTTCGAGCGCGGCGTCGTGCGGCTCTGCGCGCATCTGCTGACGCTGACGCCGCCGCGGCCGGTCTGA